GCATCTCTTCGCCTTTCTCGTTTTGGATTGCGTTGCCCTCGATGTCAGTTAGGGCGATTGCTAGATTTACATTCATGGTACAAGTGTAAGGTTTAATTTTTCGGCAATATACTCATAAGCATAATCATTGCTGCCGTTCCAAGACAAATAATCTTCTCCACTTAGAGAAATATTGCCTTCCGCAACTGACTGACCTACTGAGATTGGCATTGCCTCTGTGCCTTGACCTCCTGTTAATAGTTGGTAGTAGAAAGTGCAAGCACTCTCAAGGTTGTCGTTTACGATGATTGCGTTAAGCAGACTAGCCTCTAGCTGCTCTCCGTTCTTCCACACTAGGATAGGTTCGATTTGTTTCATGATTTTTATGGTTTAAATTATTTGTCTAGCTACTAGGTCATAACCTACTCCTGCAATTTCAACTCTAATTAATCTGTTTGCGTTAACAGTTCCATTAACTGCATTTCCTAATTTCCAGTTTTCGGCACTTCCACCTGTCGGAGCCGCAGTTCTAATATTACCATTCACATTTAAGTTTGCTCCTGTAACATTAGTAGTTGTATTTATTAAAACATTACCACCTGATTCAATCATTAATCTAGTATTTGAACCTGATGTAGAATCAATTACCGCCCAATAATCAGTAACAAGTCCAGTAGTAAATGTTTTTGATGTATTTTTTGTAATTACTGCGGCAATGTTTGCACCACTATTTTCAATATTGGCATATACTGTACCACTACCAAGAATATCTAACCTCTGAGATGGATTATTTCTTCCAATTCCTAGTCTATCGTTTGTAGCATCCCAAAACAAATTACTTTCTCCTGTTATAGCTGAACCTGATGACCAGTAAGCTACTTGGCCAGCAGAACCTGTACCTGTAACAGGGTTAGACAATGTGCTAACTGAACCATCAGCCATTAAGTACTGACTGCTAGTGCCTCCGCTTCTGATTATGCTCGCAGCCGTCACCGAAGAGGAGAAGGTAGCTGCGCCTGTGGAGGCTATGGTAAGTCTTGGATTTGCTCCAGTATATAAAACTAACGAACCACCAGTTTGATAAATTTGGGTATTAAAGTTTGCAGAACTGTTAAAAACAATAGCAGCCGTACTTGATGAAATAAAGAAATCTGCTCCAATAGTCAAAGCACCACTAAACCTTCCTGTTCCGTTGACATCTAGCTTAAAGCCTGAGTCGGTTGTCGTTCCAATCAGCACATTGCCTGTTGGGATAATAGTTTGGCTTGAGCTAATGTAAATTGGAATAAATGCATTTGCCGTTCTATCATATGCTTGTAAAACTGCATTTGTCCCATCCATTCCAATTTCAAGAGCCTTGCCTGTTCCTGCTGCACGATTCCCAAAACCTGAAGCAATAATTGCCCCTCCACTAACCTCCAATTTTTGACTAGGACTAGCCGTGCCGATGCCTACATTGCCGCCTGAGGTGATGCGCATTCGTTCAACAGTAGCTGTTGAAAATTTAATGTGGTCGCTTTCAATTAATGCTATCATTTCTTGGTTATAAGCCCTTAATGACAAAGAACCGCCACCTGGGCAAACTATTTCACCACTCCCAGTATTACCTGAATTATTAAATTTTAAAGTATTTGCTGATTGTATCGTCACCGAAGAGGAGAATGTAGCTGCGCCTGTGGAGCCGTTTAACTTTAAAGCAAATGTTGTTGGATTACCTGTTGCGGTTGTACTTCTTAATATTTCAAAAGTACCTGCTTCTGAATAGTTTGAATGTATCATCCAAGACCTTGAATTTGTTGGGTCACTTGGAGAACTTCTAACTTTTAAAGATAAACCAGACGCATCATTATTTGTAGATGTAATTACTAAATTTCCTTGATTTGCATTTACAACACTATCAATTAAAACAGGTCCACTAAAGGTAGCTGCGCCTGATGATGCTAGTTCTAAAACTGTGTTACCAAATATATTGCTTCTAAATTGTAGGTTGCCTAAAGTTCTACCTCCCTCTATATTCCATACTGCACCACCTGACCTGTTATCTTGTAATTGAAATAGTGGAAAATTATTTGAGGATATTGCTTGGATTACTATATTCCCTGTACCAGATGCCGTTACATTATTTGAGAATGTAGCTGCTCCTGTGGAGTAACTTAATCTTAAATTTGTAGTAGCAGTATTATGATTATATATTTCTAAATCAGTATTTGTACTTGTTGCAGCACTTCCAATATACCAGTTATTTGTTGCAGCAGTTTGAAATCTAAGACCATTACCATTAGCAGCGGCACCTCGATTAATTGCTAAACTAACTGAACCGCTTCCACTTCCAACACTTAAATCCCCACTAAACCTACCTGTTCCGTTGACATCTAGCTTAAAGCCTGCGTCTGTTGTGGGTCCTACTCCTAGATTTCCACTAGCAAACAATGTCATCGCTTGGGTGAAGGAGATAGCATTGCCTGCTGTTCCTGATGGGGCGTTGTACCATCTGTGTTCGCCCCCTGACATCCAATAGCTTTGAGCAGTAACGTTGGCTCTGTATTTCCAACCTGCGTTAAAATAGGCGTTGTTTGCAATAAATGTTTCATTAACAAAACCTAAAATAGCAGGACCATTAGCAATCTCTAATGCAGTACCTATACTCCACGCACTCGGTGTAACTCCTAAGCCAAGATTGCCTGAGGTATCAATTCTTAATCTTTCAGTATTATTTGTATTAAGAGTAATATAAGTTGTGTTATCAGTTGAATTTAAGTATAAATTACCTGCAATAACCCCTATCCCGTGAGAAACACCACCTGACTCAAATAATTTTATTTTAATACCATTTGCTAATGTAGTTCCATAAGTACCACCAGTAGATAAATAAACAGGAGTAGTTGTAGCACTTGCAGTATTATTACCAATTAAAATATTACCACTAACTTCTTGAATTACACTATCTCCTATCGTACTTGCACCTGTAAACTTAGGCAAGAAGTTAGTTGTCCCTGTGCCTGTCACAGGATTAGTCAAAGCGTTCTGCTTGTTGTTAAATGTAGTCCAATCCGTGGAGGATAGTGCGCCATTGGCTGAACTAGATGCAAGTCCTAAAGACAATTGCTGAGTTGATAAACTCAAACCATTAGCCGTGCCTAAAGTAACTGCATTATGCCTAGCCGCAGTATTAGCTGCAACATTGGTATTTGCGTTTACCCTAGCCTCGGTATAGTACAGGTTAGTAAGTTCAGGAACTGCTGAGGTGTTTAGCGTCTGAAAGGTCTTGTCCCCTCTGTAATACTGAACCGTAGTTCCTGCTACAATATTATCTTGCTTACCATTAAAAGTTGTCCAATCCGCAGCACTTAACGCACCTCGGTTAGCAGCAGATGCAGTAGGCACGTTTAGCGTTATTACAGGTGTTGTTGTTCCGTTGGCAACACTACTCGATAAGTCTGTACCTGATGTGCCTAAAGTTAAAGCTGCAACGCTTGTAACTGTCCCGACATTAGATGTCTTATTGTTAAATGTATTCCAATCCGTGCTAGACAAGAATCCATTGGTTGACCCACTTGCTTGAGTAATGCTAATAGCACCTGTTGTATTGTTGTACTGAATTGGAGCCGTTCCGCTTAATGCAGTCAATGCTATAAAAGCACTAGGGTTAGATGCTAGGTAATATGTATTAGAATCAACAGAGCCATCTGCTTTTAGGAATTGGCTAGATGTTCCTCCTGATTTAATAATCTTTCCTGTTACAATCAACTCTGCACTACCACTTCCAATAGGTTTCAACCTCATAGATTCGTAAAACGAACCTCCTGAAGGAATGTGTCCCCATCTAAAGTATTCATCATTGTTATCAAGAGTAGCAAACTCTAATCTTGAATCAGTGTCCCCATCTCCTGTGTTGTAAAACTTAATGGATGCTCCATCGGTATTAAATGACCAAACAATACCTCTATCAGTCTGTGCCCAGTTAATATTCCCTGTCATTGTACCTCCTGCCAAAGGCAAGTAAGTACTTGCAGCAGCAGCGGTTGTTAGGTAAGTCGAGTTATCATAGCTAATGGTAGTTCCGCTAATCTTAACGAATCCTGTGCCATTTAAGGCTTGCTGCTTAGAGTTAAATGTACTCCAATCCGTTCCGCTCAATGCTCCTGTTACTCCTGCACTTGCTAGACCTAGACTAAGCTGCTGCGTAGACAAAGAAAGTCCGTTAGCAGTACCTAGCGTAACCGCAGCGTGACGTGCAGCGGTGTTTGCTGCAACATCTGTGTTAGCACTTACCCTTGCTTCCGTGTAGTATAGATTAGTCAACTCAGGAACTGCCGCAGTATTAAGCGTTTGAAAAGTCTTATCTCCTCTAAAGTATTGAGCAGTAGTTCCAGCGGTTATAGCGTTTTCCTTGTTATTGAAAGTAGTCCAATCAGTCGAAGACAAAGCACCATTCTGTGAGCCACTCGCAAGCTGCAGACTAAGCTGCTGAGTAGACAAGCTAAGACCATTCGCAGTACCAAGAGTGACCGCATTATGTCTTGCTGCCGTATTCGCAGCGACATCTGTATTGGCACTAACTCTAGCCTCGGTGTAATAAAGGTTGGTTAACTCAGTTACCTGACTAGTGTTGTAGTCTCCATTAGCAGCAATAACATTGCCTGTTCTGCCAAAGACACTACTTACCGCATCCGTGTTGTCTACCTTCTGCCAAGCACTTCCGTTGGAGATAATCCAATCACCAACCTCAAAGCTAATCGAAGCAAATGTTCCTGCCGTGCTGACAATGTAGTAGTATCCCTTAGTGCCACTTGATGGAGGGTTAGCCAATGTCGGGTTATTCGTTGCAGCGTTCCACAATCCTTGGTAGTTCACATTACCAATCAACGCATCGTTAATCTGAGCCAACGGAACCTTGCCATTACCATCTAGCGATGCATAGCCGTTCGGTTGTCCTTTCTCGGATGTTACCTGATAAGTCGAGTTATCGTAAGTAATCGTAGTTCCACTTGCCTTGACAAAGCCTGTGCCGTTAAGCTGATTTTGCTTGTTATTAAATGTAGTCCAATCAGCAGATGCCAATGCTCCTCTGTTAGTTGCAGAAGCAGTAGGCAAATTAAATGTATGCGTATCGGTAGCACTCGCAATGTTAAAGTCTGTTCCAGTAGTGCCTACTGCAAAGAACTGAACTTGGCTAGTCAAGCCGTTTAATGCGGATAATCCTGTCGTAAATGTGGTTATAACCTGACATAGGTGACTATTCTCAGTATGTAGAGTAATGGTTCTGCCAGCAGTAGTAACATAAATGCGAATTGCTAATCTATCCGTTAAAGTTAGCGTAGTCTGAGGAACCGCTAAAGCACTAAAGTAAGCCTCAATGCTTGTTCCATCGTTAATTAACTTAGGAGCTCCACTATTAGATGCAACAAGTGTAAATGTTGTTCCATCGTACTTATACAACTCAAGATAAAAGGTTGGAGAACCTCCACCGCTTGATGCCTCAAAGTAAGTTTCAAAGTTCCAGTTACCAGCAGGAATAACCAATAAAGAAGGGTCGTTTGCATCTGTTAAAAACGAAGCAATGTAACCATTTGAGTTTCTACTAAAGTCAGTACCTGCTCCGATAATCGGAGTCTTATTCATCTCGTAGTAAGTGACTCCGCCAATCGTTCCTTGATTAACAGAACCATTCAAGTAGTAACTTACAGATGCTCCTGAACCAATACTTTGAGGAAAGTCTGCCAACGAGCCATCTCCTCTGACATACTGAGCAACTGTTCCTGCTCCACCTAAAACTTGACTATCAGTAATTGATAAAGCCGTTGCAGCAGGGGCAATTGTTACAGGCAAATGATTTTGAGTACTTCCAGCTGGGTCAACTGGGTCTTGACCTTCTGATTCAACAAATCCAGCAGATGCAGGCCTTGAACCTTCTCTTACTACTGATGTTCTGAATTTATTTATGTTAATATCTGCCATTTATGTAGTTGGTTCAATTCCTAAATCGTAAAGCTCAATTTGTGCCGTTCCTGTTCTGCAATTTAGCTGATAAGAAACAAGCGCCCAATAACGACCATTAAATAAAAAGGATTTCCAAGGTTCAATTTGTTGTCTTTCTAAGGTCCCTATAATTCTATAATTTGTTCTACCTTTTAGGTTAGCTAATTCTTGAACTATAACGTCAAGCAAAGGTAAAGATTCCACTCCATCTCTTGACCATTCTTCTGAAACAGGATTGCCAGCAATTAGCAATTGAATTGCTGAAGCTGAATTGCTAGTAATAGCATCTCCAATGTATGTGTCGTAATCGGGATGCACATTTGAATAAGCAGTATTTGTAATCGCTTTTACTCCTAATTGAGAAAGAGATAATCCGTCAGTTTTCTCAATTTTTAACGAAAGGTCATCATATCGCAAAGCATATCTATTTGCAGTTCCTGATTTACAGATTAATTGGTAAAGTCTTATTTCAACCTCTCCATCTGTTGGGACTAAAACATTATTAATTGCAATGCTATTCCATACTGACCCAGCAGTTACCGCAAACTCCATTATAGTTGATGTGGCAGTCCAATCAAATGTTGTTGTGGTATCTCTATATAAGTATTGATTTCCAATTTTTACCATTAAGCCAACCGCATGAGTTCCAAGTGCTGGAGAAATTGCGAAACTGCCACTAACTCTTTCAACCCAATATTTAAAGGTTAAAGAGATAGTATTTGCAGTTTCTTGTGCAATTTTTATTGCGCCGCCAGTACTATTGGTATTTGCAGAAATCCAAGAAATATTAGGGTCGCTTGTTCCTGATGTTGTCGTTGTTGTCCAAATTTGGCAATACTCTCCACTTCCATCCGAAACATATTGAACCAAAGCCGTATTTCCACTTGGAACGCTACTAGGTTGATTGCTAGGAATAGCATTGTGGTAATCCCATAAATTCAAATGATATGTATTTGGATAAGGAGAAACTGGCGACATTACAAACCATTCTGCACTTAAAAACTTTGCATCAAAAACTCCTCCTTGTGAATCTAAGTCTAAAACACCTAAATTTAAAAACGCATTAAAATCTGTAAATACTCTTCTCGCCGTTTCTTCAGGTCTATTTATTTCGCAATCAATATCAACTCCATTTACTATTGTTTCAGTATCCTCTAAAGTTTGTTCTGCATCAAATAAATAAGCCTTGTAATCTGTTTTTGACAATTCATTTAATCGAATGACATAAAATTGGTCCTTCCATAAGAATACACGGCAAAGAAATGGATTTACCATCCTTTCAATTGTGTCCTTTAAATGTAATTGTTGGTTTTCAGTTACAACACCATTGGTAAACTTTGCAGTCTCTCCATCTGTGTAGATTGCATTTAATGGAATGTTAAATTGTTCAAAAACACAATCATCAGAATCCATTCTAGTTTCGTGAATTTCACAACCTATTAAAACTTTACGTTGTTCAATAAAGCTTTGATTTAATGCACCAATAACGGCAGATAATGCTTGGTCTTTTGGTTGTGGCCAAGAAGAATAATCTGAACGAATGGAATCAAAACCTTTTAATCCATCAATTGCAGTAAAAGAAAAAAGCTTCTTACCACTTGAATAAGGTGATGTTATAAAATCAGGACTAATAAAACCAGTAAAGAAAATTGTTGGCCCTTCTGATAAAACAACTTTCCATGTTCTATTTCCTCCAATTAAAAACTCATTAAAATCGCCTGTTTCTCCAGCAATTGTAAAGTCAACTGAGGAGCCAATAATTGTTTCTAATGGGTCATTTCCTAAGTTGCCCCAATTGTACGTTATATCATTAATTAACAAGTCTAAAACGTCTCCTGAATAGTCTTGCTTATAAATTTTTAAATTCCAGCAATCTCCTCCGTAGTTAGTGCCATAATCGCCTTCGTATTTTAATCCGTAATCATTTGTCGGAGCATTAGTGCCACTTAAAAAAATTCCAAGCTTAGTATCTTGACTAGGCATTGTAAAGCTAAATGAAAGATTAGAAGAGATTAAGGTGTTATTTGGAGAAGAATACCATTGAGCAGAAGTATAGCCAGTAGCAGGAATAACCGCCAATGTTAAAACATCACCTTCTGTATAAAAGTCAGCTGGATTACCTCCATTAACTGTGACAACTCCAATTCCTTCACGAACCGCAATTAATAACCTATAATCGTTCATTATCCTTTATTTATTCTGTTGCCTGCTTGTCCTAAGACATAAACCAAATCTGACCCTCTAACGACAAACTCGCCGCTTACGTCTCTATTTTGAGTAAATAAACCTGATTGTGCGCCAGCGCCAAGGAATGAAGACCCACTACCTACACCTGATGTTCCAACTGAAGAGCCGCCTCCTCCACCACCTCCAATTCCCGATGTAATACCACCTCCTCCAGCTCCTCCAATTTTAGCTCTAATAAATCCAGCTAAAGCAATTAAGGCAACACCAGCAGCAATTGCGGTTGCAGGGTTTTTAAATGCAAGTTTAATCGCAATCATTCCAACTCCGACTTTAATAGCCGCTTGTCCTAATCCTTCAGCAATTGTAGCAATTCCTCCTAATAAAGCCTTGCCAGCAGCTTTGACGACATCTCCTCCAGTAGCCAAAGCTTCTCCAATTGCAAAACCAATGTCTCCCAATCCTTGAACTGCTCCTGATGTTATAATATTTGAAGCCTCAGCATTAAATTCCTTTAAAGAGGTGATAAACTTACTTCTTTTAGAGTTATCAATATCTGCAATTTCAGGCTCTATAATAATTCCTTCTGCTAGTTTATCTAAATCTAAACCTGTTCCTCTAGGCTTAAATGTTAATTGAATTTCTTTTGCTCTTTTATCAAATATAGAATCAACCTCTTTTCCTAATCTTGCAGTATTTTCACCCAATAAAATAGTTAAATCATCTGCAAATCTTAATTGCTCATTGTATTTATCCCAGCCTTCAGAATATTCTCTTAACTTTTTATTATTCTCATCAATAGCACTCCCTGATTCTTTTACAAAATTGGCTCCTAATTTTAACTGATTTGTAACTTCAGCAGTTAACTGCTCATTTTCCTTATTTATTTTAGAAATTTCAGATTTTAACTTTTCTTCCTCTTCTAATGATTGATTGGCATTATTAATACTTCTTATCAAGGTATCATATCTTTGCAAATCACCTTGAGTTAAAAAACCATCTTTTTGCCTTTTTTCAATTAAAGCATCAATTTGAGCTTGGGCGGCTGAGGTTTCTAAAAGCCTTTTGCTTCTTTGCTCCTCTAGTTTGGTTTCAATTCTTAATAATTCAATACCATTTTGCGCAATTTCATTTACCGCAGCTTGAGCCTTTGCTTTGGCTAATAAATTAGCGGTAACTTTTAAATAAGCATCTCCAACCTCTCCATTTTTTATTTGCTCTTTAGTAAGATTGGCAAAGTATTCAGGATACAACTTTTGTAATTGATTTACTGCATCTGTCCTTTGTTTATTTGATAAAGCAGTATTGGTAGCTTGAATTTCTAAAGCTTTTAAACTAGCAATTTCTTTTTGCGCATCTTGCGCTCCTTTTAAAGAAGAGGCAGCAACTCCGTTTAATGTTTCTTGGTATTCCTTTAATGTTTCATCTAAACTTTTAGCTGCTTCCTCAGATTTAAAAAACCCTTTTTGCTGAAGAATAGTAAAGGCAGTTGTAAGCAAAGAAATACCTAAAATAAGAGCATTACCTGAGCTAAATATAGACGCAAAGGATTGTTTTAACGCTGCACTTGTTGAACCAGTACTATTTTTTAAAGTTTGAAATGATTGTGCGAGCTGAGTAATGTTGTTACCAACACCAATAATACCAAAAGGAGCATCTTGTACAATTCTTGCAAAGTCAATACCGACTGAATTGTAACCGCTAGTGGCTTGAGCTAATTTTTGTACTTGTGGCGCAGTTGTTTGAGCAGCCTTGCCTAATTTATCAAGTTGTCCCGTTGCGGTATTAACTCCAGCGGTTAGACCAGCTACGTTTGCCCCAATCTCAACCTCTATTTTTGGATTTGCCATTTCTTTCTAGTTTAGATGCAATTTCCAACAATTTCTTTGCTTTAGCAAAGTCTTGCGGCGTGGACTCCAAAGGCTTGATTACTTTATCCCAAGGCAAAGGCCAAAGTCTTGTTGGGTCTAAGTTTGCTCCTTTCTTTAAATGCGGTTGCAATCCAATTATTGATTGATTCCTCATTGCCTCAATCATATCCATTTGGTCGATTTCATGACCTTTAACTAAAGCCTTTAACTCTTTACGGCTTAAACAAAAAAGCTGCTCATAAGGGACTTTTGTCCTTCCTACGAGCAGCATTAAATTTTCGCGAGCAGAATACTCCTCGCTTTCGTCTTGACTTACGTTTTTTTTTCTTGATTTTCACCAAGTCCCAACTCTAAAAGCAAGTCGGCTAAAACGTCGTTAAATAATTTCATTACATCTTTACCTTCAACCCAAACTTTCAGCTCATCCAAAGAAACTGGACTTGTTGACTTTCTTAGGCAAGCAACTTTGTGACATTCATGTAGCAAGGCATAAATCAAGTCTATTTTTGGTATTGCAGTGCCATCAAAAGCAGTTGCAATTCCTAGTCCTGTAAAATCCTCAAAGTTCGCTAATGCGCCAAGATTTGGGTAAAAGAAAATCTCCCCTTCTTTAAAAGGAGCTGAATGGTATTTAGCCATATATGTTTATTAGGTTGGTATAACGCTAATTACTGGAGCGCCAGCAAAGTCGAAAGTTCCTGAGAAAGATACTTGAGAGTTTCTTTCAGCAGTAATTTCAAGAGAGTTTAACTGAGCATCAACAGTGATAATCTTGTCACCTGATTCAGTTCCTCCAAATACCAATTCAAACACTTTTCCGATGTCTTCCATCAAGTCAAATGCAGAAAGGTTAGAAACTCCAGTAGATGCAAAATCTAGGTCTCCACTAAAAGAGAAAGAGCCTGATTTGTCGCCGCCTTCAAGTCTTACTCCGTAATCTCCTGTGCAATCGTTTCTAACAATTACAGATTCGTTGGAGATGGAAACTGAAGCGGATGTTTTACAAACGACTGGAAGAGAGTTCCATTCGAAAGTAAAGAAATTGCCTAATTGATATGTTGCCATTGCTTATTCGTTTTAACAAATATACATAAATTTTTATTTATCAAGATACTTGGAAAACATCCAAGGTATAAGACAAGATTTTTTGGTAAGCTATTTGACTACTGCCTTGCTCGATTTGAACCCTAGAAAAGTTCTTTCGGATGTTTACCGCTTGTAAATCATTCGGCAAATCAATATCCGTCAGATTCATTTTAAGCTGAATTGCATTGGAAATATTTTCAGAAAGCTTTTTGCCTCCACTTCCTTGCGGAAACTTAGTTACGATATTAATCTGAAAGGTTGCGTTTTGCCTAATTGAACAATCGTTGTTTGTGGTTTCTGCCTCGTTTTGGTCTGTAATAAGTACGTAAGCCTGAGAGCCTAAATAAACCGCTGGATTAATTGTCGACGGCAATTCTGTGTCATGTACTGGAATAGTAACACCACTAAGAACCAAAGGAGTAATTGCATCAATTACCGCAATCCGTATGTCAGTAGATATCTCTCTCATTTAATGTCATTTTTAATTTGCTCTTCAATTTCTTGGACTAAGTTTGCAGTATTTGCAAAGAAAGCTGGCATTAGGTATGGTCTACCAATAATTCGACCTTGACCATTTCTGTAAAATTGTCTTGCAACATCTCTTACCTCTTGTGTGTATTGTGGATTAGCAAGAATCTCTTTTGCACTTAATCCAGTTCCAAATTCCAACCAAGCTTCAATTTCAAATACTGGGTCTCCTGATTGAACTCCAACTTTCCAAGCCAATCCGTTATTTTCAGAAACCTTGTCAATCCTTTGCTTTATGTTTAAAGACAAACCATTCCAAGTGCTTGGTGCATTTCTAATTGCTTGAATTTCGATATCAGTTGCAGCGATGGCCAATGTTTCCTTTACCGCATCAATTACCTCATCGCTTTTAGTATTTAAGTCAGCTAAAGCCTTGTCTAATCCTTTAACAGTTACACTCATACCGCAACCATTGTAATAATGTACTCTTTATGTTGCCTTTGCTCATTAAGTTGCACGCCTAAAATCTTGTGGTATTTAGAAGCATAAAGCACTTGGTAAATTTCGCTAGGCACAAAAGAGGTTCTGTACTGAATCGCTATTTGGTATGTGTTTGGCAATACCATTTCCCCAGCTTCTAATCCATTGCTTCCTCTTGTCTGCTTAACAGATGCAAAGGTTGTTAAAGTCGTTGACGGCGTTGGTGTTGTACCTCCAGCGCCATCGCTTACAGATTGAAAGGTTACAAAAGAAACCTTTTGGTCATATTTGCCAAAATTAATCATACGAATAGGTCGGCTCTATATTTCAACTCAGTTGTAATGCTGGACTTTTGTGCGTAGTACATTTGCATATCAATGATGTTTTGTCTGTACGCAAATTCTGTTGCAATCCTTTTAAGCATCGCAACTTTAAGGTCTTGAGGCAAAGGATTAGAATTGTTAAACCCAGCAGAATAAGTGTAATTTTCAACTTCTGTTTCGTCAGTAGTTACGTCGGCTACCCAAGGCCCAAATGGATAAATCCTTTCTTCTCGCTTGTTATTTGTGACAGTAACATTGCGTTGAACGTAAAGCATACCGCTGGCCTTTTCAGATTCAATTCTAGCTTCAGGAATTAATTGGTT